CCCGAATAACCTGATTGACCTGACGCGCCATTAGCTCCGTTAGTTCCGCTAAATCCGCTTATTCCTGATTGACCATTTTGCCCGCTAAATCCACTAGTTCCAACTGCGCCGCTAAAACCTGAATATCCTGAAAAACCACTAATTCCTGCCGTTCCGTTTTGTCCGCTATATCCGCTTAATCCGTTGATGCCACTGTAACCACTAATTCCTGATCCACTGTAACCTGAAAAACCTGATGTGCCTGAAACGCCATTAGTTCCGTTTTGTCCACTAAATCCTGATATTCCGCTTGCCCCATTTTGTCCACTGTAGCCGCTAAATCCTGAAGCGCCATTTATTCCGTTTTGTCCGCTAAAACCTGAAGCACCTTGTGCGCCTGAATAACCACTATATCCACTTATGCCAACTCCACTGTATCCTGAAAACCCACTGTAGCCTGATGCGCCTGAAGCTCCACTTCCGCCAACTCCACTGTAGCCTGAATAACCTGAATAGCCCGATGCGCCTGTGACGCCACGATCAACAACGACAGTCGTAGCTGGTGTAGGTGTTACTTCAACATTGAGAGTAGTGCCTTGAGATAGCGTTACATCGGTGGAATTAACAGATACGGCTATATCATTAGCTGGTGCTGGTGTAATAGATAATGTAGCCATAATTAATTTATTACGCCATCAGAACGAACCAAGAATAATAAAAAGATAATAGAATCTTGTGCAGGTGTTGATCCTACTGCTGGAAATGATATTTTAATACGACCTGAAAAGCCTACGCAGTTTTCAGCATTAATATCTAATTGAGGATCACTTGCTATAACGCCCCATGAGCCTTCATCAATTACAAGTGTAAATGTTCCTGCGGCATTAACTCTGTTAGTAATAGTAAGAGTAACTGCGGTTGGCGGTGGTGAGTAATCAGCTATGTCAAAGGTTAGACCATAACGACTATCTTTAATATTAGTAACGGCTCTGCGAATGATTGATGCGTTGATTGTAGCGCCTGTTAAATCTACAGGTAAGTTATTAGATGTAAAGACTAGATTCCAATAAGTAGCTTGATTATAAACTAATTCACCAGCGATAATTGGGTTATCAAATCCACTTACTTGAGCAAGTGTGTTTTTATTAAAGATTGCCATAATTTTTCCTAACTAGGTTAATGACGCAAGCATCTTTCCTGACGCAATGCGGAAATTATGTCTTATTATATTTTGCTATTTTACATGAAATATTTAAGTTTAGGGTGATTTTCTAAAATATCATCTACCCATCTTGCTATAGTAAAGTCTAAAACTTCAGGTGGCTCTGTAAAATCTACTTTGACAGGAACATTATTAAGTTCAATTGCGTCATTAGTATGATTTAATTGTGCCATTTTAACATCATAATTAATTTCTACAGGCACATATTCTATATCAAAATGAGAACATACTTTTTTAGCGACTTTTTGCTGATCTTCAAATAAATCTTTAGCATTAATTAATAAAGTATCTTTTGAATCTATAACCCAAAAACATCTATCCATCCATAAAAGACTTTGAATAAGCATTGGAGTTGGTTCTATTTCATATTGCATAGTTTTCCAATGTGGGTGTTTACTCATAACAGAAACATGAAATCCTAAATCAGCACTATCTTTTAATTTATTTAAATGAGAAGGAAGTGTTCTATATACAAATACTTTTTTGCCTTCAATTTGTGGCATCAAATAACAATAAACACTAGGATATTTAATAATTTGATTGTCATTAGCGTTTTGTTTAACAAATTCTAATGGGTTTTCTTGCTCATGTATTTTGTGTGTCCATTCAGGCTCGTTTTTTGTAGGAAAAGATTTGCTTAATAAAGCACCTAATAATGTTGAACCACATTGGGAAGTATGAAATATTGAATACATATATTATCCTATCTTTAAAAGTTTAAATGCTAATGTTACTCTCAACCCATTAAAATCTTTGCTTAATGGTGTAGCAAAATGTTCTATATTATTTTGAAAATAAACTGCTGAATAAGGTTTGTTATTTACTATAGTATCATTTTCTGCAAAATAAGTGCCACCGCCCCATTCTATATTCCATTCAGAATTGCAATAGATTATAAATGTTCTACCTAAATCAAACTCTGAATCTTTATGCATATTACCATGACCGCCACTTGTGTGACCATTCATATATATGCGTTCTATTGCTAAATCATCGCCTGTTAATTTTTTAATTTTATTTAATAAATAAGGATTAAAAAATGTATCAAACTCTAATTTATCTATTTTCCAAAAGTAATTGTTTTCTTGGTTAGACTTATGACCCCATTGCCATTTAGGGCTTGCAATAATAGATTGAATATAATCTTTATCTTGTTCTGTTAAAAAATTATCGTATATTTTCATCTATATTTAAAAATTGCGTCATAGTATATTTACCATTGCCTGTAATATGACCATCTTGTTTTAAAGACACAGGCAAAGATTCATGCCATAAAGCACCTACAAATAAAACCATCATATTATTTTTTAATTTAACTGTATAATCAAAATCATTAAAATATAAATCGCCACCTTCAAACGCTTTTGGTTCTTTATAAAAATAAGTTAAGGCAGTAAATCTAGCAATGTCTTGATGTTTTTTATATCCATTATAGTTTTCATAATATTTAATTTTAGTTAAATCTGTATTAATTAAATTAATATGTGCTAATAATGGATTTAATTCTACAAAAGCATCTAATATTTCTTTACTAAATGCTTTGCGATTTATATTTAATATATCTGAAATGTTACGATTAGAATAAATTTGATCTAATACAATAGATAAGTGATTTGCTTCAATAGAACCATTTAGATTAGCTGGCATTAGCTTATTAGGTGAAGTTAAAAAATTTAATTCACCCCATATAAGTTTTAATTCATCTTGGTTATAAAAATTTTCAATAACAAGATGTGGAAATGGTTCTCTTATTTTATATATTATCATTAAACTATAGGTTTAATCTCTATTGTTGGGTCAATTAATTTTTTAGGTGGCGGTGGCGGTTCTACATATTCTGCAACATCACCAAATTCACCCGCTACTGCTCTATTAAATATTTCACGACCATGTTCGTAAGGATCAGCTAATGTTGCACCAAAAGGTGACCATTCCTCTGAATTAATATCATCAAACATAACTTCACATTCAATAGATGAATGATCTTCTGTTGCCCATTTACAATTTCTTACTTGACTATATTTCATATATTTTCCTTTTTAATTTAAGCGTAACGAACCCAAAGACCAGAATATCCAGATTTAGAGCTGTTAGGTGAATTGAATTGTCCCGCTATTGAAACACATCTCCATGAACCTGTATTTACTAAACTAGTTGAATTGTCACCAAAACCAAACAATACATTTTCAGTACCCAAATAATAAGTGCCCGCGCTTCCTACCGCATATAAACTTGATCCAGCAATAGTTACATTATTATAGCTTGTAGTATAATTTGCTGGTCTTCCCAGCACATAGCTACCAATAGCATATTGAGTAGTATTATCAATTGCACCTGTTTGACCATTTAACGATGATACGCCTGCGGCTGGTAAAGCCGCCATTACAAAAGCTGATCCTGTGGAAGTTACCACATAACCTGAAGTGCCTGCTGAAGTTAATGCAGTGCCACCATTAGCAATAGGTAAAGCTCCTGTTACACCAGCGGTCAAAGATACTTGACCTGATGAATTAATATTGTTACCTAATTGAGATAAGTTAAATGCTTGTGTCATTATTTCCCCTTATGCCGCTCCAGCGCGAGCAAGTGATTGTTGTAATAAAACTCCAACGCCTGTTGAATAAGGCGTTGTTAATGCGTATGTATTTGTGCCTTCTGTATAATCTACTGCGTTTACTAACATTACACCATTTCCGTATAGACCAAGCCCACTTGCAATAAATGGGAATGAGTAATTAGTTTGTCCACTTACCATATATGTTACCACATTTTGCAGTGTTCCCACAGGTGTTGTTGTATTATCCCCTGTAAATTGAATAATAGATAACCTTCCTGTAGCGGTAGCAGGTAAGTTAGTAAGAGAACCTGAAACTATATCATAATCAGGATCAGTTAAAGCTATGCCATTAATATATGGCGTTTCAAAACCACTTTGGAAATTCCATAAAGTAGGCGTATAAATTGAAACGCTTGTAAGGTCAGCTTCATATCTGCTAAATACACGATAGCTTGATGTCGCCGCTCTATAAGTATATATTTTGTTTCCTACGGAAGCGGTCACTGTGCCTGTAAATGTTATTTGACGAGTAGTATAATTAACGCTTGATACAGTATATTGAGTTGGGCTTCCTGTATTAGAAAAAGTCATTTTATCGCCTGCTACAATATTTTGATATGGCATAGTAGCTGAATCCCATGTCACCACAGTTGTGGAAACATTAGAAACAGTTAAATGACTATTGTCATAAAATGCTTGAGTTGATATAGCTCTAAATGAAATAACAGTAATTCTTGTGCCTGTTGTAGCACCTGTGCCTAATGTTACTGTGGAAACCGCGTCTGTATATTCTGAAGCGTTTAATAATACGCCATTTGAATATACTAAACATTGACCTACAATATAACCTGCATCTCTAGTTACACTAAATACAGTTTGACCACTTGTTGCAGTAAAATTAGCGGTAGTCATATAGAAATTGTCAGGTGTAGTAAAACCAACCACGCGACCATAAATATCAATAGTTACTGTAGAAGCCGCACCTGTAAATGTTGTAGGACCACCAAAGTCTAGGAATTGATCTAATCCTACAAATAATTGACCATCAGGCAAATTACTTACGGCAAGTTGTCCACTACTAAATCTATTACCTATTTTAACTACCTGTCCTGTGCCTATATCAAGATTAATAACATTTGTGCCAACAGGTAAAGCTGACCATAATCTAGGATCGTATTGAGCGGTTGAGGTAGGAACAAAAGCACCTGTGCCTGCCGCATAGTCAGCAAAGTATGTTCCAAAACTAAATTTACGACCTGTTCTATTTATATAAACAACATATCTATTAGTGCTAAAAGCTGGATCAGCCAAATACCATTTATATAAAGTAGGATCAGTTGGCGGTGTTGGGACAGTATCACCTACAGGATTATAAAGACCATAGTAAAGTCTATTTGTAGGGCTAAAATTAAAGTTACTCGTGCCTGTTATGTTGTCTGCATAAGCCACACATAAATATTGATTAGCATATTGAAATGTAGTTGGTCGCCATGTAAGTTTTGCTGAAGCCAATGAGTAATTACTTGATGCAAGATTATTAACCATGCGAGTAAAGAAATACCAATCGCCAGCAGGAATATTATATAAATTAAGATCAGGCATATAAGTATTAACTACATAAGGGCTTCCGCCTGGTCGCACTTCAGTTGTTCCTGCAAATATAAGCTGATCGCTTGTAGGATATTGATAAGCTGAATAATATATTTCTGCATATTCTGATATACCTGCGCTTGAAGTTTGTATTCTTACTGTAAATGCAGGGTTAGTAATATTTGGATATTGTGAAGTAATTACAGGTGGATATACAGTTCCAAAAGTTATTGGGCTAGGCAATCCTGAATTTGGTGCTGGAGTAAATTGAGTAACATTATAATCATCATAAATTGCAGGATTGTATTCAGCTAAACTTAATGATGCAGTTACCGCACCATCATCTGCAAATTTTTCAATAACTTTTAATATTCTAAATAATTTAGCTGACCAACCATAATTTGTATTAGTTACTGTAACAATATCGCCAGCTTCCAATTCAAGCCCAATGTAATTAATTTCGCATTGAATTTGTAAATCTTCTCTAGCCGCTTCTAACATACGATTAGCAATATATTGAGCAGTAACAGAATTGTTAGTTAAATAAAGGCTTACTGATTGTTTATTGACAGGTTCATTAGGAAATAAAAGACTAGGATTTAATTCTGCTAAATCAAAAGTTGCCGCATTAAATGAATCTTGTTGAGAACCATCAGGAAATTTTGTTTCAATAATATTAAATGAATTTGAAATATCAATAGGGCTTACTATAATAGGACCAATCATGTTGCTATCATTAATATCCATAGCGACTGTATAAGTTGGTGACTGAACAATAACTCCCCAAAGACCTGTAATCTCATTATATTTAACTAAACAATCAGCGCAGTCAGCCATTGATTGAATGTTTTTCATTATTTTTTGAGCGGTGTCTATTTGACCATTAAATTCAAAACGCTTGGTTGTTGCTGAACCTCCTGAATAAGGAGTGTAAGTTATTACTGTATTTGAATAAACATTAAGAGCGGTAAGACTTGTAGTGTCAATACTTGCTAATGGTATTGATGCGCCATAACGAGTAGAAGTTAAGTAATCTAAAAAGCAATCACCAGGAGCTTTTCTAGCATTAGTAACTTGGAAATTAGTTCCATTAAGACCTACAAGATTTCTTGATTGAGAATATTTAAGTTTAATAATTGCAAAAGCGCAATTAGTCATTAATTTATTATTATCCCAAGTGTAAGTAAGACCTGTTTGATTCATTACTGATATAGCACTTGTAGATGAGTTAGCAGGATTATTTGATCCGTTTTTATAAAGATATATATTCATGTAACCTGATATATCTTGAGTTTCGCTTGTGCTTGGATCGTAAAGCCCTGTAACTTTAGTTAAATCTGTGCCATCAAATATACATCTTTTACCGCCCCAATATACATCACCAAAAGTTATAACATCTGCCGCACCTACACTAGAACCTGTTTCAGTGTTGGTTACTTCACATAAAGAAAATACATAGTAAAGCGTTTGATTATCATTAGTAATAGAAAGATCAGTAATAATACCGCCTGTCCATGCTTGACCATAAATAACAGGAAGTTTGTTATTTCCAGCAGGTGGCGTTTGTGCGCGATTACCAGGATTGGGTTCGGGTGCTTGAGCCGCTTGGCTTGGTGGGCTAGGCGCAAGAAGTTTTGACAAAATGGCACTAGCAACCATTTGAAGCGCAAAAGTCCATGGGTTAAAATTAAAAAATGAAAATGCTTTTGTTATAAAGCTCATTTAATTTCCCATATATGTTCTAGTTTAATCATGCCGTATCTTTCAAATTTTAAATCATCATAAGATGACATTGTTGCTTGATTGATTTCTTTTTTTCTTAATAATTCTTTTGCTATCTTGATATATTCTTTAATCAATCTAGCAATAACAAATTTGTTATATCCATGCAACATAACTTCTTGTAACTGAATACTTTTATCATTCCAAAAACAATTATTTTTATAAGCAATTAAAATGCCTGTTTGCTCATCGTCAATCAAAACAAAACCTTGTCCTGATATTATATTTGTAATCAGTTGCGTTACATAAGTTTTAGACCAATCTAATGGGCTTCCTTTTAATTGACTATCTGTCTTTATAGCAAAGTCTTTTAAAAGTTCTAATATCTTATCTATGTCGTATTTGTTAGCTTGTCTTATCAACTTCTATATACGCTTGTATCTTTGTCTTTACCAAAGAAATAGTTAATTTGTTGAATGACTGATA